AGGCTGCTGCCGTTGGGCAACAACCTCTGATTTTCTATTTCTGATCTATAAGCTCCATCAAATACTTTTTAAGACCGCCAACAGTACCTTTATAACTTACAAATCCATATATCATGCAGCTTCATCTTCTTCCCACTCTGTCCAGTACGCTTCGTCGTGTTCATACAACAAATCGTATTCAGCTTGGCTATAAGCTGTATGCAGGCAATCATCTGAGCAATAATATTCTTCGCCATCAAAAATACAGAAACCGTCTATCATATTCTGACCGCAGCAAGTGCATTTTCTCATGCAGATACACCGCCTTGTAGCTCGCTTACAAAGTCTTTACAAGCTCTAGCGTCCAATTTGCCTTCTCCAGTAAAGGGGTTGACTTTCAACTCAAGAACTTCTTGCTCTGCTTTTCTGATCGCTTGATAAATGCTCATGCCTGCCATGCGCCAATATCTGACGCTATCAGCGTAGAATCTTTGTACTATCTCTTTACTCGTGTTATACTTGATATTCATTTCAAAGCACTCCTTCGGGTGTGTTTATGGAGCTGTCAGTGCGGAAACACTGGCAGCTCTTTTTGTTTAAATCATTCCAAGCTCTTTCGCATATCTGTATGTTTCTGAAAACTTCGGTACATTTTCCAAGATGTCTATTTTTTGCAGATAGTCTTTTCTGGCTGCTTCATTCAGCAAGTATTCATCTTCGCTGTATTGGTCACACTTCATATCAGCTACGCCCCTTCTCATTTCGCTTTCGTCTGTGCAGCACTCGCAGAATCTCGCAAACACCTTCATACTTTCTTCATAAGTCAATTCCATTTCAAAGCACCTCGTTTTGTGTTTTTATAAGGTTTGTTTTAACCTTATAATCTTATTATATCACAAATTGTATTATTAGTACAGCAATTTGTATGAATAATACCACAAAATGAGTTTTTATTTAAGGGTTTCTTCCAGCTCGTACCGACTGCACGAACCGAATCTACGTCAAAACGGAAGCCGACTTGCAGCTTCCGCATTTTACTATGCCAACGTATTCATTACTTCCACAAAGCTCTCTTGCGCTTCTTCATCAAGCACTGCACCGTTCGGGCTGAATGGGTCATGCTTTATATCTCCAGCTTCTCTCAAAGCAAGCTCGAACGCTTCGCTCTCAGATTTTCCTTCACGTAACCAGAACGCCTTATTGTCTTCAAACGCTCTCGCTAACACTGACACTGTACCTGCAATACTCAACTTTTTCATTTCAAAACACTTCTCTTTCGGATATTTTTAAGGTTTATTACCTTATATCCTTATCCTAATACAAATTGTATCATAATGCAAACTTTACACCATAAAATAATACAAAAAGAGTTATTTTTTACACACTCTAACACACTTTAACTGTTTATACACGCTCTGTTTTTTAAGATAATTCCCTCGTACACCGTTACTGTTGCCGTCGGTTCGCTTGCGGAACTAGATTCTCGTTGCAGCAGACGAACGCATATCTACTTGAATTGGCTCTGTTGCGTAGCGAAGTGCGTCTAGCAAGTGATTATCTTTGTCTACAGGCTTTCTCAGTGCGTTACCGTACTTATCTTCCTGCCAGTGATACGTCGAGATTTCGTTTTTGAAATTCTGGCAGTTCACATCTATGATGATTTCGCACCCCTGCAAGAATTGAATACCGAAGTTAATACTTCCAGCACCCTTGATTGCAGGCAACGCTCTTACACCACGTCTGCAAAGGTCGTCAATCGACTTCGGCTCTGCACTATCGCAGGTCACATATTCTGTTACCAGCTTCTCAAGCAGCACTTCTGCCAGCTCGTCATTGTGCATACCAGCCTTATACATTTCATCGAATACATAGATTCTCTTTCTCGCACTATCCCAATGAATACGTATCAGTGCGTTCGGATCAGAGCTAAAACCAAAGTCCAGCCCGTTATAAATGTTGTCGAAGCTCGGTATAAGCTTACTGAGGTCTTCCACTCTCCAGTTTTTGAAAATAACTTTACCAAGAACTCCCCAGTTCCCAAGTGTGTAAACTTCGTAAAAGTACCTATCTGTTTCGTTCTCCAGAGCTTGCACGTCGTCTTCTGTCAAAAACAAATTGTTGATATAGGTTGTCTTTACTATCAAAAGCTTAGAGTCCCTATAAATATTCTTTCCGTCTTCCCATCTTCCGAAAAACTCCTTGTAAATCCAATGCTCTTTAACAACTGGATTGAAGCTAAGAATAATTCTCTTAGCAAGCTTCTTTTCTGTTTTACCCCTAAGACGCTTTGTAAGCTGCTTGTATGATTCGTAAGCGCACTCTGTAGCTTCTTCCAGCCAAACGTCGGTTAAAACGCCTTGAATCGGGGTGATAGACTTCAATTTTTCTACGTCATCAAGCCCTGCAAAAAGGATTTGTTTATGATTACTCTTGCAGGTTATAACCATATCGCTTTTCCCTATCTCGAACTCGTCCCTTAAACCGAAGTCCATGATAGTCTTCACAATCTGATTATATACGCTGTGCCGCAGGGTTTTTGCTACGTTACGTACTATAAGGTAGTTCCTGCCCTTTATCACGTCCATGATTACCCTTTGCGATAAAAAGAATGATTTACCGCTGGAAGAACCACCGAAAAAAATCTGGGTTCTTGTTTCATCGTCCAGATATGGCATATAAGCGTCATTGACGTAAAGCTCTTTCTTAGCCATCACTCGATTCTTCTTTCTTCATCTTGCTTGCTGGGCTTACAAGGAACGTGATCTCCTTGTCTGGGTTGATGTCAATGTCCTGCTTATCACGATACCTGTCTGGTCGCCTGTTCTTTAACCAGAAGATTTGTGCTGTAACGTCTGGAATAACCTCCTTCTCTGTTGTTTCAATCCTTGCTGGCTGTTGGTTTCCGTCTTTGTCCATAGTGACGATGACTTTCTTCTCTTTGTACTTATAGCCTACAGCACGCTTATACAAGCTGAGTTCAACCTCTGCGTCAGCAGGTTCTTTTCCCATTTCAAGAGCTTCTTTGAACTCTGGATAGTCTATTTTCCACTTGTTCAGTGTTGATTTTGCTATTTCCATTCTTTTTGCTATTTCTTCGTCCGTTAGACCTTCCATAGCAAGGGATTTCGACCACGGTATATGATACTTCGGGTTGTATTTAGACGGTCTTGCCACACCTTATACCTCCTTACTTGTTTTCGTCCAAGTATTTAGCAGCCCAGACCGCTATTGCTTCCCACTTTCTTTTTTCTGGGATTTCTCCGTTCTTCTCCATCATCTTTACAGCTTTAGAAATTTGCTCTGCATACTCCTTAGGGATTGCACCACCGCCAAAAATCTTAGTCAAATGCACCCATTCCATATGCTTGTCACCGAAGCCAGCTTCTCCTAACTTTTCAAGTGCAGCCTGCACCATGAGATATACCGCTGTTCCTACGGCCTTTACATCTTGGAAGTTCTGCGTCTTCTCAAGAGCTTCTATGAATGGCTTGAACTGCTCAATCTCTACAATGCCTGCTATCTCTACTCCTTCGGTCTTCTTAATCAACTTCTCGAAGTCCTTCGTTTGATGTGGAAGAAACGTAAACTGCACAGCCTTCCAGTCAACGTCAATCGCTGGGGTCGCAAGCCTTTCTATTTCTGCTCTCTGTTCTTTGAAAATATCCTTGTCGATAGCACTTTCTAGCATATCGTCTACATCGGTGATAATTTTCGCAATTTCTCTCAAGGTGTTCTGGTCGTCAATTCCACTGATCGCATTGTGAGCCAGTTGCTTCGCTGCTATCTGTGACCTGTTCAAGCCACTCATATCAAGCAACGTAGGAATGGCTTTCAAGCCTGCTTCCCTTGCTGCTTTAGAACGATGATGTCCCGAAACAATTTCTACACCCTTGTTTGTAAACGCACAGAACGGCAAACTCTCTAAAGTACCACGCTTCTTGATGTTGTTTACAAGCTGCTTAAACTTGCCGTCGTCCATCACCCTTGCGTTTATATCCTGCTCCCGAAGCTCTGTGATCGGAACTACTGCAACGTAGACCCCAGAACCCAAATCAGTTATAAACTTTACGCCTTTTTCTTCGAGTTTGCTCTTGCTTTCAGCCACTTGGCTTCCTTCTGCAACCATTCTCTTAATACCTCCCGTTTTGTTTTATCCTGTATATCACAGCGATATTTCAGCTTAAATCCGTTTTTGCCTTCTGGTTGTTTGTCTACCAGCTTCATTAAGCCCCGCATTTCCTTGCTTTCGGGGTACTTCGTGAGCATAATCGTCATAACTCCGACAGTACTTTCTTTTTGAATGTCATTTAAGAACTGAAATACACACTCTTTATTTACTGCCAGCATATACATTAGCCTGTTCAACCGCTGCTCGCTCGGAGCTGTCATTCCGAATTTAAACAGCAAATCCTTGCCACTGCCTAGCGACATTGTGAATTTATCGTATCCGAATACTCCCGCAACATAGCCGTCTATAATCATAGCCATAGCACTACCAGAAGCACCGCCCACAAAATTGTGTGTCCAAAGACGTCTGTAATACGTTGCGTTCTCTGCCTTGATGGGCATAACCTCAACTACCGACTTCTCTGTCACTACATACTCTGACGGCAAGATAGGCTTTTTCAATGGGGTCATCTTAACTCCAGCCTTGCGCTCTATATCTTTGCCGTTGGCAAGCCGTTTCGCTTCTTCTGGTCTGTTAGCCACCAGATACATATACATTCCAGCTCTGCCAGCGTCCCTGCCGTACACTGGAGTTCCGATGTAATCACCTATTGCTCGTTCTTCGTAGATGATAACTAAGGCTCTAGCGTCTTTCACCTTCTCGTATAAATCCCTAACACCTGTGTCGCAGTCAAATATGCCGTAGCTCGGCTCTCTCCAGTGAAGACGACCTTGTGTATCAAAAAACTTCTCGTATCCTGCTGTATAAGTCGGAGGACAAAGCACTACCACTGCTTTCGGGTCGTTCAGAACCTCGTCGATATGAACCTGCAAGTCCAGATCACGATAGGACATTCCTTTGCATTTTCCTCTTACAAGGTTTATCTGCTCTCTTATGTCCTCTATGTATTCATCACGTCTGTACTCCAGGTCTTTTAACAGCTCCAAGAAATAATCTTTTCCTGCTTTACTTACCGTTCTAAGGTATAACTGTGCATACAGAGCCGTTGCAGGGTCTAACAATTCTTCTTTCGTGAACCCTTCTGCTTGAATACACATATCTTCCAGTGATTTGTCACTCACAGCCCTACCCAATACACCAGAAAAATATGAAACGTCACTAGCTTCTATGTTTTTTGGTTGAAAGCCAGATTCGGCAGCCAAAAAAGACATAGCCAACGCTCCAGCACAAGGTTCTACGAACCTCTCATACCCCTCTTTTAAAGCGTTCTCTAGTAATGATTTTAAAAATGACTTGTCGCTCGGTTTCAATGCACCAATGAACAAAGCACCTGTTGAGCCTTGCACGGCTTCTCCCCCTTTCGTTTTTGGCAATATAAAAAAGCAACGCCGCAAGACGTTGCTCTGATTTGTCGATTATTATATTGGTCCGAGGTCTACGATTTGAACGTAGCCCCCACCACCCCAAGTGGTGCGCTCTCACAAGTGAGCTAACCTCGGATAAAAGCGAGGATTCCCTCGCATTAAAACAATAGTTCAAGTTGATCTATTTCCATTTGCGTCTTCGGCTTTTCTTTTTTACGCTTACTTTCAAAATTTCCGCTGTCTGGATATTCTTCTACAATTTGACCTGTATTTTTAGCCCACCATTCAGCAAACATTGTTCTGTGACACCAGTTTTTTCTCGGATCGTCGCAAGTTGTGTCCTCGTAACAGAGCAACACCATTTCTTTTTCAACTCCGTATCCGAACTGTTCCAGAACCCTTTTTGCTTCACTCACACCTACTCCGTCCAGATATTCAAAGTATTTTCTTCTGAACGCAGCCTTGTCAGTCATGTTGAAAATGCTTCTCGGCGGCGCAAGCAACGTGATGTTTCCTTTCAGGCTGAATGACAATTTGAACCTCGGTTCACCTCTTGTGATTCCAACCTTTACCGCTTGGCTTTTTGCCAAGTCTTTGTTGCTGTATCTGCTAATATACAGCTTTGTTTTTACTTCTGACATTTCAAGCACCTCTGTTTTTAGTGTTATTCGGTATAACTTTATTATAACACTTTATGTACGATAAATCAATCAAAAAATTCATTTTGAGTTTTAGGGAGAAAATGAAAAACGAGCCACCCGCTTGCTGTAGCTCATTTCTCATACCGAATGTTGGAAGGTGCTTAACCTGTCCGAATATATATTAACACGTTTTGAGTTTTACGTCAACAAGCTCTCAAAGCTAATTTTTCGATAGTTTTCTCTACTTCTTCGTATGCTGCTCTATCACGCTTGCTGATTCTTTCTTCCAGCTCCTTTTGTTTTTCATAACTTATCAAGCCTTCTTCTTTCAAAATGTTTGCACAAGATACAAGACTTGTTTTAACCGTTTTACAGTCCATTTAAAAGTACCCCCTTGAAAAAATAAAGAAAACACAAAAGGCGCACCCGTTATAAACGAAGTACGCCTTTTGTAAAAGAAGTGTTTTGAAATCACCTAAAGTATAACACACGAAACGAATGATTGTCAAACTTTTACCCTTAACAAAATATGTTTTGACGTATTCACCTCTTGAATACCGCCAAAATCTTTCTGATCGCTCTGTCACGTATCTTGTAAACACGAGAAATGTAAATACCATTCTCTTTAGCAATCGAAGTCATTGACCGACCATTCATAACCCCTGTTATAAGTTCTCTCTCAATTAGTGAGAGTTTTGCTATTTTTAACGCTTCTGAAACCGATGTAATCGTTTCTTCCAAGCTATTCAATTCATCTACTATTTTTGCACGAGTGATACAGTATCTCTCTACTTCGCTTGTTGCTACTCCACCACCTAAACTACCTCCAGTCGCACTGTAACATGCTGTTATCGAATAGTTATGAGCTGCAAGTCTATCTCTGAGTATACCAATTCTCTTTGATATAAATAACCAATCACGCAATGTAGCAATCAAGTCTTTTTCTCTCATAGCTTATAACTCCTTACTGTAATTCAAAAATCTCTACTTCTACTCTCGGATTATCTTTATCTATCTCAAATTTATCACTGAATCCGACCACGTTATCCCACTTGTCATCAGCTATCGTCCCGCATTTTACAAGTGCGTCCAAAATGAATTTCTTGGCAAAGGCTATATTATCCTTGTCTTTTCGCTTGTTCTTCTCAACCCACGTAAACTTTACAAAGACAGGTTTTTTAGCTTTCCAGTTATTCAACCATTGCCTAATAGACCAGCTCACAACCTGCTCCTGTTCACGCTTAATGCGTGCTGAAAGCATTTTATTAGCCCTTGTAGCCCTCGTGTACTCGTTTAAAGTGCAAAGGCAGCCTTTTATAATAAAACGCCGCCCTGCCCCTTTTCTGTTCGTTTGAGGTGTATCTATCATTCTTTCTTCACCTATAATTCTGAAATTCCTTTCGTTCTGTAATTTCTCGTCTTGTCTTTTTTTATGTTTTTGCAGTTTTCTTCTCCAGCCATTTCATAGATTCTGCCACCTAAAGCTTCGTCAAAGCCTATGATGTCAAACAAATTCCATTCGCTAGATATAATAGTCGTGAGCTTCGCATTGTAACGATTGTTTATAATCTCCAATGCCAACGCTAGGTCTGCACTTGTAGGCTTGCTTGCGTCCTGTCCTATCGGCACTTTTAAAAAGTCGTCGATATATAGCACTTCTACTTTTTTTAACCCCTCGATGATAGATTGATATTTTACTTCATCGTTGATAGCAGATTTAAGCTTGACTGATTCATCACGCCACAAGATATACCTCAACTCATTGCCTGCCAAAAGCAAGTCCCTTGCTATTGCAGTACATAGGTGGGTTTTTCCGCAACCGCTCTGACCGCCTATGAAAAACACTGGCTTCGGGTTCTTTGCGAATTTCATAGCTTGGTCTTTAATGGATTTCTGCCACTGTTCTTCTGTGACATAGTTTTCAAATCTATATTTCTTGAACATTTCCTCTAAGCCAGAACGCTTCATTCTCATAATGCTCTTGCGGATTTTATCGCACTTGCAGGGTGTAAGGATTTCTTCGTAAACATCATTGTCCCTAATATCTTTTCTTTCTCTTATGACAGCAATATAACCCTTGTTTCGACAAATTTCGCAATTATAGCCGTCAATCAAGTGCCTGTCCCCTTCTGCCGAATTATAACTGTCAGCCTTCGCTTGAGCCGCTTCCTGTGGCGACATAGGCTTTATATTATTTAAGTGTGGGTATTTCTCTTTAATTCGCTGTAGAAGGTCTTTTGTGCTTTCAAAACTCATACAAAAAGCCCCCCTGTGTTATAGCCTTCATACTCTTTTTGGTTGGGTTCTTCTGTATCGTACTCGTCTTCCCAGCATTTTTGATTAAACCACACACCACCAGTCTTGATGTAGCGTGTTTCTCTTTTCTCTCGTTTCATCTGATCGCCGAAAGCTCTTAAAGCTTTTTCAATGGTTTCATAAGCAACTCCATCTTTAATAGCTTTAACAAAGGCTTTCTTTGCTGTTTCCTTGCCTTGTTTACGTCCTTTAGGGTATAATGACCATAATAACTCAAATTGTTCGTACATTTCTTTGTTGTCTACCTTGCCAGAGGTAGACACTTTTTTTTGCTCTTTTTTAGCTGAACCTTCAAAAAGAACGATGTTATTATTGTTTGTATTCTTTGTAGTAATCTCTGTAGTAATCTCTGTATACGTGTCACTTTCTGGAGTGAGAGGGTCTACCTTTTTAAAGTTTGATGTGTCACTTTCTAAAGTGAGAGGGTCTACCTTTTTAAAGTGAGAGGTGTCGCTCTGACTTACAGCCACTTGACTTCCGAATGTTAGCTCAAAAACTTTTTCGGCAATAAGTTCTAAAAACAAAACATTAGTTATTGTCATTCCGTTTACCTTTATGTTTCTAAGATGTCGCTTTAAAACTCCCATTTTTTCCAGTTCTACTACTGCGTTAGTTGCTTCACGTTTTGAGATTCCAAACTGATCTGCTAGTTGCTGATAACTACGTTGTAATAAATCAGACTTAAATCTTTTTTCTGCCTTAACAATATGTCCAGTAGATTCATCTCTAACATTTCTAGGTTTATACCAATAAACTAAATCAGAAAGAATAATAATAGCGTTTAAGTTCGGCTTTCCGTTGGCTCTTACAACAGTCTTATACCATTGCGGTGGCACAATGTTTCCAGAAGCATTAAACATCTGCATTTTATCCACTATTTCGTTTCCTGTGCTAATCATTTTTGCACCTCTCCTATTTCTATGATTGCGTATGTATTAGCTATACAGCCACCGTCTTCACCAAAGCGTTTTGTTTCAACTAACAGACCAGACGCTATCAGTTCATTTCTGTATCTCAAAACAGTTGGCTTAGAAACAGCTAACATTTCGCACATTTTTCTAATAGATAAAGGGAAATTTTCGCCATTTTGACGCTGCTTATCTCTCAACATAAGATACAGGGCTTTTGCACCTACACCTATTGAGGAATTATTTTCAATAACCATTCCGCACCTCCGTGTGTCGTTTTCATTACCACCCTGTAATTATAAAATTATGTCTAAAATTTGTCAATATTAAAACCGCCAAAACAAACGATATTTTTTCACAACAGAATAATATCATTCACTTCGACGGTTTTTCAAGTGTTTAAAATTCGTAACGTAAACCAGCGTAAACCTTTTTGCTGTCCCAATTATACGCCGCTGTAACTCCTAAGTATTTGCCAGAATCACTGACCTTTACTGAGTAGTCTGCTGAAATCATAGCAGGCTTCCAGTCTGTGATAGTGCTAGGGTAATAGTTTATACCTCGCAAGCGTTTCTTGTACGCTCTAACATTGTACTGATTTAATTCGATAGGCAGCGTGCTTTCGTACTTCGACAAATCAAAAGATTTTTCTGGGTTTTTGGGGTCTGTAATCATAGAGTAATCTGCTTCTGCTTTCTTTCTCTCTGCTTCCGCTGTTTCGGGGAGGTCTTTCACTGTCGTAGTAACCGTGTACTCTTTCTGTGCTTTCGGAACGTCTGCTGCTATTTCGTCAGCTTGCTCCTTGCTAATCTCCACACCTGCTTCACTGGCTGCCTGTTTTACTCCTTCTGAACTCTCTGTTTGATGTTGGGGTATAGAAATTATTTTAGGCTCTTGTACGCCCCAAATCGCATATCCTATTCCTACTCCAAAAACAATCAATCCAACACAAGCAAGAATTTTGTCAGTTGTTGAAGGCACATAAAAATTTTTATACCAAAATTTAAAACTCATTTTTGTTCCTCGGCTTGCTATCTCTCTTTCTTCTACCGTGAAGCTCTTTCAGCATATCCAACACAAGTTGTTTCGGCAGAGTAACGAAATCGTGGTCTTCGTGTCCTGTGTCTGGATTGTAAGAAGCGTGTAACCCCCGTCTGATCTCTGCGTATAATTCATTTGCTTTCATTCAATAAACCTTCTTTCAATATGAGTTGTAAATGCGGGTCTTTTTCTAAGTCTTTGTCGCATTGACGCTCTACCAGCTCTAAAATGCAGTAGTTAGCCAAATCCAACAGCGTGTCGTCAATGCTTTCGTCTTTTACCTTCTGTTCAGCTCCGCTCATAAGCTGCTTTAACCGTTCAAATTTATCTGCAATCCTGATTAGCACAGCGTTAGGAAATTCCCTTCTAACCTTCGCAAAACTGTCCCCGTAATCGTGGTTTTTGCTTCGATAAATAACATTGAGGCTACCGCAAATACACTCGTGAATATCTGCTTTTTGACGCATAGTTTTCAGCACCTTTCGTTTTGAGTTATTGATTTTTGCTCGGCTTCCACGACCGACTAAAACAGCCCTCAGAGCGTATTAAATTGCTGACACATAACTTTATATGCGTTATGGTCTTTAAATCGTCCTGAGGGCTATTCTGTTTGTTATTCAACCGTTAATGATAGGCTTTTTCTTCTACTGTTTCTTCTTTGACTTCGCTCAAGGCTTTATTGGCTATTTCTCTGACAAGGTCTTTAACCTCGCCAATAGGCATACCTGTTGTTTCGCTCAGGTTCTTAATAAACATCTGTATGGTATAAAAAAGGAGATTGCACTGCTCGTTAGGCTTCCCCCAAATTTCAAACTCGGTAAGGAAATTAGAGGAATCTATTACTCCTACACAAATGATTAAAGCGTCAGCTTCTTTTTTCAATGTAAAATCAAAAGAATCTTTTTCAATGGTTTGGGTTTCATATTTCATTTCAAAACAATCCTTTAGATAAAATTAAAATGGGATTTCTTCATCGAACGGCGTTCCAAATTCTTCAAATTCGCTCTTGCCGTTGCTTTGTTTCTTTTCGATAAACTCTGGGAAATCAGTTGCTATGACTTCTGTTACCCAACGCTTGCTACCGTCTTTTGCGTCATAGCTTCTGATTTGCAAACGTCCTGTAACGAGGATTCTCTCGCCTTTAGCAAAGTGATTGCCTACTGTTTCAGCAGATTTACCCCAGAATATTACTGGGATAAAGTCTGCTTCCTGTTGCTTATCTTTCTGATACGGTCTGTTTACTGCAATAGTGATCTGCGTCACGCACTTACCGTTTTGCGTGTATTTTACGTCTGGGTCACGTACTAACCTTCCAAGCAAGATTACTTTATTCATTACTTATCTTACTTACCTCCTGTTTCTAGTTCTTCGGTATAGTGTTCTTTCCAACTCGTCAGGATTTCGCCTATTTTCTTAGCGTCGTCTTCTGTCGCCTGCAACAACGGTTTGCCGAGTTCTTTTTCAAGCATAGCTGTAACTTTCGTTACTCCAGTCAACTTTTTATACTCTGCAATTTGACTATTTAATCTCTTTCGGGTATCGTCAGATAAAATGCTGTTTTTCTTTTTATTCTCTGGCTCTGAACCAGAAGCGTCGTTATCATCATCACTTGCGATACCGAAGAAGCTGGAGGCAGAATAGCGTCTGCTATACGTTATTTCTGACCCTTCTTCTTGCTTTGAACCATTTTGATTGACCCTCAATCTGTACGGATCACTTACAATGGATTGACCGCTCTTGTGAATTAAAACGCATTGAATACAAGGTGTTCCGTCTTCCATCGTCCCTAACGGCTGCATAAAAGCAAAGTTGCCGTTTTCTTTGATTCGAGCCATGATGTCATCAAGAGGAACATAGTTGAAATTCACGCTCTTGTACTTCACCGAAGCTGTTTTCGCAAGGTTTCCTAACGAATTAACCAACGGTATCAAGTCCTGAACAAACTCTTGTGATAAGTTTTCGAGTTTCATGCTACCGCTCCTATCTAATTCTTACGTTTTCTTTTTCCTCGAACTCTGCACCAGCTACGACCTTGCCTTCTTTCAAGGCTTTTGCTATGCTTGTCTTGTCGATTTTTGCAGGCTGATATACCAAAAATTCTTCTGGGATTCCAGTTTCGTCAAAGATTTTTACTGACTTTGACACACTTCTTGAAACCGTAAATGTTCCAGCGTCCACTTTTTTCTTGTCTACAGCTTGTAAGCACATGAGCAAATTAGCTTTAAGACGCTCTATGCCGTTTTTGGCGATTCTTTCACGTTCTGCCAGTCTATCTTTCTCTTTTTTAAAGGCTTCTGCCTGTGCTTCGAGATTCCTGACTACATAGCAGTAACTTTCTATTTTGGAGTCTATATCAAGGCCCTCCACTGTATCATCGAAGGTTTGCTGATCTATTTCTCCTACTTCTAACATTTCTTGCAGTTTCAACGCTGCTCCTGTAAGTTGATATAGATTCAATGTTCCAACCTCTTTTCAAGTAACATATTTAAAGCAACATCCAAAAGTTTCTCGCTAGAAAGTTTAGTGGGCGTTTTGCCACTTCTTTCAACTGCTTCTCGCAACCCACTTTCCACTACCATTCCAAAGTGTACCAAAGCTTCTTCTTCACTCATTCCTGATTCAATCATCGACCCTGCTATTGCTTTTACTGCGTGTTTAAGAGCAGACAAAGCATTTTTGCCATTGCCGTGGTAGCCGCCAGAACACCTAATAGAATCTTTTTCGTCTTCTTCTGTAACTTCTACACAAAGTACAGCACTGACAGGTCTTTTAATGACCAACTCGGAATTTGCCATTACAAAGTTTTCGGTAATCGTTTTCATTTCAAACCACTCCTTAAAATATGTTTTTTATTTATTGATGAAAAGGTCATAGACATTTAGCCCATACTTTTCAGACAATACTTTCATATTCTTTCTTCCTGGCGTTCTTGTGCCTTGAAAATAAGAATATACTGTGCCGATGGGTACACCGCAGTCTTCGGCTATTTTTTTCGCTGACAGATTGTTCGCTACACAAAACGCCTTAAATGCTTTCGCTCCATCTGGAATGTTACTTCCCATATTAAAAACCTCACTTCTATTCAATTTGAGTTGTTATATTACCTTATGTCTTAATTATACTACAAAATGTGCTAAAGGTCAAGTGATTTTTGTGCAAAATAACTCAAAATGAATTTTATTTTTATCTCCGTTTAGCTTTTCCCCGTTGCCGAATAACTCAATTTGTGTTACCTTTAATAAAAAGAAAACTAATTACTATAATTCGTATTTTAGTTGAAGGAGAAAAAATGATGAATAATACTATTAACCAAACATCTTTCGGAGAACGTCTAAAAGCTCTACGCAAAGAGAAAAATCTCAAGCAAAGCGAACTTGGAGAACTTTTTGACCTATCGCCTTCCGCTATCGGCTCATACGAACGAGATTTGCGAGAACCAGCGTACAATCATCTGATCGCTTTTGCTAATTTTTTCAATACTTCTGTTGATTATTTGCTTTGTCGCACAGATGAAAGACTTACCGTTGACCAATATCGCAGCACTGACCAATACGAATACTCGGATATGCTAAACAAATTTAAAGTCACATTACATGGATATGAACTCACTGAAACCGACAAACGCAGGTTGCTTGATATTTCTGTAGGTCTATTCTGGACGAAATTCACAGAACAGCAACCTCAAGAATAAGGCTCTATTTCTATAGGGCTTTATTTTTTTGCCTTGAAACCACTCTTACATTTTGTAATAATGATTAGTGGAAGGTGATTACTGGTAATAATCACGTAACGGTGATTAACGAGTGAACGGTGAATGGTGGTGATGAAGATGTCAGAATGGTACACTATCAACGAATTAGCTGACAAAACAGGTATACCAGATTCAACAATACGGCGTTATATTGCCAAGTTCAGTGATTTTTTCGTGGTGAAAGGTGGCACACGCTCTAAGCGTTACGAAGATACGTCTGTGAAAGTTCTGCTCCGTATTAAAGACCTCTATGACAAGGGCTACGAAACAGAACAAACACATAACGCTCTCTTAAAGGATTTTCCACGGATCATCGACGAGGAATTGACAGAAGAATCAAGCTCTTTGCCAGCTCTTGCAACCGCTGACGATATTGCAGAAATAAAGCAGATGTTAAAAGCTCAACAGGAGTTCAGCAACCGTCTTTTGGACAGGCTTGCCAAACAAGAGGAATATATAAAAGATTCGCTTGAACGCCGTGATAAAGCGTTATTGCAATCTATAACGGATTCTATGGAGAACCGAAAGCTTTTACTAGAGGACAAAAAAGAGGATAAAACTTTTTGGCAGCGACTTTTCAATAAATAGTCGCTTTTTTATTTTCCTGTGCTTCCAAAGCCACCAGTACCACGTTCGGTTTCAGACAGTTCATCAGTCGCCACCAGCTCAACATCTTCGTTTCGTTCAATGAGCATTTGAGCTATGCGTTCTCCAGCTTTAATTTCTGTAATCTGATTGTCGTAACAATCACAAACAATTTTCTTTTCATACATGGCTTTTACTTCGCCCCTGTAATCGCTGTCGATAATGCCACAGCAATTCGGCTGCCGCAAACTGGTTTTAAGTCCTATGCTGCTACGAGGGAATATTTTAGCGTGATAGCCCTCAGGAATTTCTAAAGCAAATCCTAACCCAATCAATTTAGGATTGCCGCCTACACTTACATCTTCTCTGGCATAACAGTCAAACGCCGCTGCTCCTGCTGTGCCTTTTGTCGGCATTTTGCCGCCTTCTAATAATTTGATTTTTACTTTAATCATCATTCTTCACCGTACCGTCTGTTCCATTCTGCTATAGCTTCTTTTTTCGTTGAGGATTCAGGTCCTCTACAATCGCATATAAAGCACCAAACGAATACGCCACCGCTTTCAGAAAAACCGTATGCAAATTCTTCTTTTTCTCCGCAGAACGGACAGGGTTTTAATTTAATCATTACCGTTCACCACCTTATTAACGCTGTGTCTAGTGCTTTCAAGCAAAGGCAAGTTCGCTTCCGTAGGCACATAGATGATTTGATTGTCGCCATCTTCAAGGTTTCTGATCCACAGATAACGCAGATATGCTTCGTTGTTTTTTAAGCTCTCACCAATAATTTGATTAGCTTCTGCAACACCTTTAGCTCTGATAACTTCTGCTTCTGCAAGAGATTTCGCACTTTCTTTTTGAGCTTCCGCTTCTTGAATAGCAATCTTTCGATTACCTTCTGCTTTTCTAAGTTCAGCGATACCAGCTTGCTCACTTCTCCAGACGTTATACAGAGGATAACCAAACAAACCTGCACAAAACAAAACTATTACCATACCTATTGCAATTACAACTCCAATAAAATCTTTCATTGTTCAACACTCCTTTAATTTATCTGTTCCAGTAATTAGCCCAACAATAAGCGTCTTGCATTATGGAGAGCATAACCAATCTTCTAATTATTTTTACATCATCTTTACTAAACCATATATAATAGGCTGAAATTAAAGCTTGAATCATCATAAGCCAAAAAATATATCTTCGTGTTTTATTTCCATGATTTTTCTCCTTGTCTTGTGACTTAAAATACTTCATTTCAATCCTTAAACACAGCCGCCGCAACAACCCCGCGGCACATTTTCATTTACTAAGTATTCAATGTATCCAGCGTAAGGTCTGAGAACTGCTGGCAACATATCACCATCAACACTCCACGGACCTTCTTCAACATGCTCGCCCCGATCATCATCAAACCAAACACTGCCACCTGACATTAAGCAATGTTTAAGCTCGTATCTTTTACCATCAAACTCTACTACAAGAGTTCCGCTACAAAGGTTAGGATAAGCACCGTCAGTCATAAGAAATAAACTTTACCATTTCATCACACTCCTAAAAATGAATATCTTATACAGTTGACATAATGTAGTTTATGGGCAGCAATTAAGCATTGACACATTGATAAATCAATGCTTTCCTTGCTACCACTACATTCTCAAATAATATTATGTAAACCTTTTTTGCTGGAATTTATGATTTTTATGCAGGATTTTATACATAGAGGGATTTTTTACAGTTTTTAGTGGATTTTCAGAGGTTTTTGCAGTCATAGAGGATTTTGGACTGCATATTTTATGAATATTATTTTCTGGATTCAAATTCCGCTTCAAAGAAATCTCTAATTCTCCAAAAGCAAGGAGAAGTATTTACGTCTGCTATTAAACAAACATCATTCCTGCCACAGAAAATACAATCTTTGCATTCGCATCTTTCTTCGCAATAATTTCTTAGCACTCTAGCAGCTTTTATAGCGTCAGTAATCTTTACTGTCATTCTGGGACACCAATTAACAGGTCTTTATAATCTTCTTGAAGATGTTCGATAGCTTCAATTCTGGTTCTGTAGCATTTATTATAGCGTCTTAAAATATAATCTAATGTGCAGCCTACAAATTCTAACATACAAACATTTCTTGTTGAATCTATATACCAGTAAGAATCGCCAAAAGAAGGCTTATAAGGTAGTTTCCTCGGAACAAACTTCTCAGCGAATATGCTGTGAGTAATAATGTACATATCGCCATCTTCATTAAATTCTAAGTCAGAGCATTCTAGTAAACCGCCACAATCATCATCTCCAATACTAAATAGTAAGTCTTCGTATACTCGTTCTCCGTCTGTGTTGAACAACATAAATTCTTCGCCAAGCTTCAAGTCGTTGTCATCTAGGAATTTTTGAAAGTATTTACTTATCATTTTTCTTCACCGCTTTCTCTTGATAAATTATTTTCTCCAACGGAAACTCTACAGGAACACCTCTGTACTTCATATCTGCTACGATTTCTACCCACTGTTCTTCATCGTAACCCATACACCACCGCCTTCCATAATGCTTTATCATTATGTTTCGAGCCGCTTCGTAGTCCTCTGCGAAAATTATTTGATACCTGCCAGAATTGGTCTGCCCTACACCGAATGTAAATATGTATTTATTCATCTTCACTGTTATCCTCGTCATACACGTAGTCAATCATTTCTTCTACTACCATTAACAAATGAGCCTTTGCCATTCTCTTACTTACCACGTTTTCCTTACCAGTTCCGATTATATGGTGTAAAATATGCCTGAGCATTTCAATTTGGTTATTGTGTGCAGACCTAGAGCAAACAGTCATTCCTTCTTCGCCGTCTACCTCTGTTGGGTAACACAGTAAAAAATCTCCGCCACTCTCCATTAAAAGTTCTTTTGCCTGTTCCGATACTGGTTTCAATTTTTTGTTTTGCATTTCAAAACACTCCTTTAAATTTTTATTGAATTATCTCGATTTTACGCTTGTCAAAAGGCGACCAGTTGCAGCCCCATAACCAAGCAGGGTTCGTTGTAAACTCGCCGTTATTAAACACTATTGTATAGGTTTCAAAACTGCTCACACCTGCTTGATAGCGAATCTTATCGCCCTCAAATATCTTTTTGTCGTTCTTGTCAACGAATCCGCTGTATGCCTTAATGCTGTCAGCGACAACCTCAGTGAAAATAGCTCCCTTTGCAATAAAAGTCTGATCGTTGACTGTGATTGTCTTCTCACTGATTGTTTGGATAGCACTTCTAATACAAACGTAGTGAGTAGGCTCTTGCGGTTCAGTGCCGCCTTCACCGCCGCCAGTTGCAGGCGGTAACGGTACTGGTGTAGCTTCTGCTTTTTCTTCTTCTGAAAGCTCTCCAGCAACTTTTACAAACTCATGCTGGCAATAGTAGCCTTCAATGAGCTGTCCGTTGTCAACTCGTTTTGCTCTTGCCCAAATCTCCATAAAAACACTCCTTACCACCAAGAATCATAATAAATTTCAAAACCTTCGCTTATAGCTTCTCTGGCCTTTCTTACAAACTCTAAATCATACTGATCGCTTTCATCATCTGGTGGGAAATCACCGAAGAAAGGACCTGTTGTTGGTGGAAGCTCTCTTGCTTTGATACAATGCTCTAATCGCTCCAAGTCTTCCAAAGTAAGTCTTACAGGAATACAATTAAATTCTCCCTCACCACCTTTTTCAAAATAGAGTTCTTCAAAGAAGCCGTGCAAATCATGGTGTTTTCGCCAGTACGCAAAACCACTGTCGCCACCTTCATTGTCATCGAAAAATGCTTTATCGATTTCAAAATCGCCTTTCGCAAATTTCTTAGGCACTTTGTAAGCATACATATCAAGACCCATTTCAAAACACTCCTTTTTAGCCTGTCGTCATCAGTGTTGGTAGGCTATCTCCAACAGACCGCCAGAAGGCGGTTTCGACTAAATCAATGTAACTCGTCCATCGTCAAGCTTTTTAAACCTCACTGTGCCAACCATTGAAAGCACTTCACTAGAACGCTCTACAATAACTTCTTCGTCAGTGCAATCTAAAACTTCAAACCCTCTCTCTATAAGATAAGCGAACATTTCGTCCTCGCCTGTGAAAATTCTGTTTTCTGTTGCAATCATTTCAAAACACTCCTTTTTCTATTCTCTGTATAATGCGTCTACAAGCATTTGAGCTTCTACCAAAATATCTTCGTCGTCCATCAAATCCTCAACCATTCCTAAAACCCTGTCTTGGACGTTGCTGATAATATCTTCGTAGTCTTCAAGTTCTTGCAGGCTTGCAGTATCTAACTGTTCCATAATCTGATCTACGGCTTCCATCTTTTCCTCAAGCGTAATTCTCATTTCAAGCACTCCTTTTGTGGTTTGTCTTACCTTATGTATTAATTATAATACAAAATGTATTATTTGCCAATAGGTTACGCACTAAATAATACATTTTGAGGTATTTATTTTTTGGTCATCATTAAGGAGGCAACGCTCTCTACAGCAGAGCATATCAACAGCCAAGCGTGCATAGCTAACAGCACGATCACTGCCATTACTACAATCACCGAATCTCTCAAAACATTCTTTGCTTCATACAGAGCGTATGCCATAAACATTGCCAGCAAAGGGATAAACCACTCTCCACCGATAGCAAAGTAACCTCTGCTGATATAGGTTTCTCTCAAAACTATTGGCATAAGCAGGTAGGCTGCTACGCCTACCATTGCCACAAAATAATTCCTGCTCATTCTTTATGCCCCCTTCTCTAACACTTGGCTCATTCCTATTCTCTGCATGATTCGTTTCGGGTCGTAACCTTCTTCTTGGCACATTATAGGATTGATGTAATATGTCTGATCGTTGAGGATTCCACGCTTCTCGTAGAACTCTTTAGCACTTTCGTAGCTTTGATTTGCAACTGGTATGCCATGCCCCCAAGAAAAATAGTTATCTGTCAGGTTTGGCACTGTTTCCAGCCACAAAAACGCTATTCTTCTAAGCATTGAAGGGTGAACCATTGGAAACGCCAGCTTTTTCAAATCCAGAGCGTCACGCCAGCTTTTTACTACTACAGAACCGCTGGCAAACTCTCTGTTTTTTGCGTGTGTGCCTATAAACTCTAACTCTACTTGCACTCTGTAACCTTTCAGCTCCAAGTCGTTTACAATTCTCAGTGTAGAGATACCAGCGTCAATCATTACGTCTTTATCTATGGATGCGTTCACACTGACTGCATACAAGAGTGTTATTGTTTTAATTTTCATAGGTGTTCGCTCGCTTTTAATCATGCTGTGCGGCAAGCCCAATATTGCATTAGGAACTAATGGGGCATAACCAACGATACCAGCAGACGGTCTGATCTTCTTTATTTCTCCTGTCGTGCTTCTAACTTTGCCAGAACCCAAATTCTTTTTAATTTTTTCTAACGGCTCTATCCAACCGTGTTTTATCAAATCCTCAGCTTCTTCAAAGTTCCTTGTGCCGCAAAAACCATTCGTTCCTTTGTGCGAAGGTAATTTACTTTTTTCAGTGTCTTTTCCACCAAAAACTCTGTTTACCTCTCTTTTTTTGATGGTATCCAGCAAAATTTCTATGCTGTTGTAAACCTCTCTAGTCATTTTCATTTCAAAACACTCCTTTTGTTGTTTATCTTACCTTATGTCTTAATTATAACACATTTTGTATTATAAGTCAAACAAATAATACAAAATGTGTTATAAGTTGCAGGTTATTTCAAAAGGGATTCAGCCGCTTTCAGATATTCATTTCTGCCGTTCAAATAGTTTTTCGTTTCTCTGTTGATGATTCGCAGATCATCGTTAGAAATGCTTTTCAGCAAGCACATTTTCATTACAATGCCCAATTCCATGCTGTCTTTCAGTTTTGTAATGCGCTCAATGCTTCTGTAAGTTGCCAAGTGCTTCACACCTGCTTCTTGAACTGCATTTCTGAATGCGTGTATGTACTCTACAAGCTGTTCATCGTTTTTAGAGATTGCTTTTTCAATAGCTTCGCTGTAATCAATTTCTACCAGTGCAAAACGGTCAAGGCTTGCAGCGTCTAACTGGAAGCGTCCAGTATATTCAATGTCAGCACCAGTACCGAACGTGTTACCTGCTGCGATCAATCTGAAATCCTTGTGAGCTTCAACTCTGCCAGTCGGGAAATCAAAATACCTATTAGCAATAGCAGCGTTCAAGATAATCAGCACTTCTGGGATACTTGCGTCCATTTCGTCCAGCATAAACAAGCCGCCTTTTGTAAAAGCTTGATAGAACTGCGTTTCGTGGAACGTGCCGTTAGCGTCGATAAAGCCTGTCAATTTGTACTCTTGCGTAACTGCGTTACTGAAATAAAATTCAAGGTTTAAAGCCTTTGCCACTTGCTTGCAAATTACGTTCTTACCAGTACCAGCAGCACCAGTTAAAAACACTGGAATGTCGGCGTTGACTAAATTCAAAACCGTATCGAATTTCTCGTGAACAACGCCTTCTATTTTCTCTACGCCACGCTCAGTTTTTACTTCGTGAATCTGTGGCAGCATTCCGTAAACTTCTTTAATGTGCTGATCTAACATCGGCTTTGCTGCCTCCAACACTTTGTCAACACTTTGCTCTGCCAGAACTCTTACAAGAGCCTGCTCTAATTGACTTCCCAATCCGTACCCGTCGCCCTGTTGTTGTTGCGGTTGCTGCTGTTGCGGTTGCTGAGGTGCTTGCATTTTTGTTTCATACAGTGCTTTCATTTTATCGAAATTTATATCAGCTTCTGCAACCAAAGCTCTAAATTCATCAGCGTATCCGTCGTACAATCTTCTGCGTTCGCTTGCCCCTTTAAAACAAGGTTTAAATCCTGTTTCTGGGTCATAATAACCGTTATTGGAAAACGCATAGTAGCGTTTGTTACCTTGCATTAAATCAGAATCACGTACCGTCACACTTACATTTGTACCAGTTACCAGAATAATCATTTCAAAACACTCCTTTAAATTTAATTCATGTTGTGTGGTTTTTCTTACCTTATGTATTAATTATACTACAAAATGTGTTATATGTCAATAGCTTACACCGTGAATTTAAAGAAAATAACTCAAAATGAGCTATTTTTTCTGTTATTTTCCGCAACTAAAACAGCAAATTCAACTATCGCTCTTATGCGCTGTAACACGATAAAGTGGCTCGCAAGAGTATTAGGTGTTGTAAAAAATTTTTTCGTCTTATACCTGCCAAGTAGCGAGTCCGTTTTTCGTCCGAAAACAAACAAAAGCCCTACCGAATGGTAGGGCTTGGCTTTTATAAGCCGAAATAGTTGTGCAATGCTCCAAGAGTGAAGCCAATCACCAGAATTACAGCACATTCTGCTGGATTCTGTTTGACAACTGCTGCGAAGCTTTTAATAGCTGCTATAAACTTTTGCATTTCTTTTTCCTCCTGTGTTATTTGTCATAAACGCCCAGACGGTCGTGTACTACATAAAGTCTGAGGATTTCGTGCGGAATGTTGATTTTCCCGCTGGAATCTCCCTTTAAAGCACCTTTGTCCATCAATTTCTTGATAATAGGCTTCCCGAACTCTGGAATATCCTCGTATTTTTCGTAAATAGCTCCCATATCGTTTTCCTGCCCTTCTGAGCCGTTTTCTCTGTATTTGATACCTAGCGTATTCAAAATGCCTTTAGCATACGCCAGAGCGAATTTCTTGCGGCCTTCTATTGTGCGGATTTTTTGAACGTCGTCGACATTGTCAATAAATGCAGCTTCAAGGATAACCGACGGAGCGTTGACCATACGAATCCACCCAAAATAGTCTTGTCCGTCAGCGTTAAGACGAGTTTTCAGCCCTCGGCTATGCTGCCCCATTTTCTTGACTTCTGCTTCGATGTTTTGGGCAAGCACTTTAGAAGTGCCGCCCTTATGATAATGGAAGGCTTCAAACCCAACGCCACCGCCAGCGTTGATATGCAGGTCAACCGCCAAATCTGGATCAAATTTGTTGCAACGGTTAATCTTCGGAGTTAAGTCGTCGCTGATGTCTTTTGTTCTGCTGATTTCGACTGTGACGTTATGCGCTCTAAGAATTCTTGTAAGCTCTAAGCCCATATCCAGTACGATGTCAGATTCACGCAAACCGTTCGCACAAGCCCCAGGGTCGCTCCCGCCGTGTCCGATACCTACGAATACTTTACTCATTGTCTTCACCTTTCTTCTCCACTTTGTCTATAAATTCATCTTGCTTTTGTTTAAGAAACTCTATTGCGTTCGTCAAAACCTTCGGCATTGGAATACCCATTGCAGCAGCGTTCTCAACAATAGAAATAAGCTCGTTTGCCACGAAGCCTATAATCACGGAATCTCGAATAAAATCGTTCTGGGTTATCGTGTCAAGCTGGCAGCCTACAAGCACGATTAGAAGCATTGTACCTTTTCGGCTCAAACCTTCACGGCTTGCTTTGCTGGAGATAGCCCCGCTTTCGCTTTTGGGGCTTGTGTGGAAGACGCCAGCCACAATCAAGCCTGTAATAAAGTCAATCGCCATAAAGATAACGAGTGCCTGTAAGCCACTATCCCAGCCCCCCAACGCCGTTGCTATTACTCCACCTGTAATACCTAAAGCCCCCAGAACTACGTTCTTGAAATTCAAAAAGTCCATTTCTTTAGTCCTCCAAAAATAAAGGACGCAAGCTCAACGCCTACGCCCTTACAGATTAGATTATTTTCCTTCGAGTTCTTTCACACGTTTATTCAACGCCTGTACTGCGGCAATCAACGGGAATACCAGCTCCGAGAAACATACGGTCAAATAACCTTCATCGTCTTTACCCACAAGCAGTTTGCCTACTGCACCAGCTTCCAGAACCTGTTGAGCGATAACGCCGACGTGTTCAACATCTTTGTTGCCTTTGTAGGCGTATTTTACAACTTTCAGGTTATCAACAAAGTCAGCCAGCTCGTTCACGTCCATAGCTCCAAGAACATTTTTCAGACGTTCATCAGAAGAAACCTGAATTGCCGCTTTAGAATAAATTTTAGAGCCTGCAATCATGGTTTCCAGATTGTTAGTGCCAACAGTCATCATAGAACCACTGTTAAACAGAGCTTGTTGACCAGCTACACGGATAACAGAGCCACCGAAATTACCATCAAAGTCTTGACCATCACGACCATCTGCTCCGTCGTAACCTCTCGGACCTTGCGGACCTTGTGCGCCAGTAGCACCTTGCAGACCACGTTCGCCTTGTTCGCCTTTGTCGCCTTTGTCACCCTTGTCGCCTTTAGCTCCTTTCAGAGAATCAAGCCATTCTTGCTCAGTACCAGTGAAGCCGTGGATAACAGCTACATCATAAGCAGAGATACCGTTGTCGCCTTTTTCTCCAGCAGCACCAGTATCTCCCTTGTCGCCTTTGTCACCTTTATCGCCTTTTATACCCTGCTCACCTTGAACGCCTTGTACCCCTTGCGAGCCAGTGTCACCTTTATCGCCTTTTTCACCTTTAAGTGACGCAAGCCACTCTTGCTCAGTGCCTTCAAAACCGTTGGCAACTGCAATTTCATAAGCAGAAGCACCATTTTTACCGCCTTCACCGCCACCTTCGCCTTTCAGAGCGAATTTAGCGTCTGCTTGAGCTTTTGTATAAACCTCGGTCTTTTTAGCTTTGTTGTCCAGAACGTCGCTGAGAACTTCGTCGGTATCACGATAATTCACTACATCGGTGGAGTGGTCTGCAAGAATGTGGAACGGAGGTTCTTTAAAAGTGCTGTCGCTGCGGTCGTACCATTTGCCTATGAGGGTCTGGTCGAGAGAGGAAACACGAATAAGTTTCGGATCGCTCACTTCGCTCGGAAGCTCAGAAACACCAATGCAGATGTCTTTGTCGTTCAGTTGAGCGTAGTAATAGTTTACGACTTCCTCGAACTCACCAGTAGCTTCGTTGTAGCGTTTGCCGATAACAGATTTATCGTCCTCAGTGCCAAGATAGATATAATTCGGCAGCTCCACTTGGGACGGGAAGCCGTAAGTGCCAGTACAGATTTTTTCTTCATTGATAAATGCGTAATAAAACATTTTAATTTTCCCTTTTGTTCGTATAAATTTTGCCACGACAAATAAGCGTGGCTTTTGCCATGCTGATAATTCTATGCAATCAATTTGACCACCCCTTTCAAAAAAGCTCTACTTGTATAATTCTTCACAAGTCGTTAAAACCCTTCTGTATCAACAGATTTCACAGTTGCTTCTTCTCTTGTTCGCTATACCGATTGCAGGTATCACCAATGCAAGCAAAGTAAACAGCCACTTATAATCTGTGCTTACTATATAGCCTGCTGGAGCTACCAGAACCGCTGTCAGTGTTGCCCAGAATAGCCTATTAGCATTATATCTGCCTAAAATAATAAGAATCGTTGGCAACGCTGCACAAGTACGAATAGTGCCGTAAATCAGGAACATATCTGTGATTCCTATATTAGTGAACACCATAACCGCAGAACCTAGAGCCAGCAATAAAATCATTGACAACCTGCCAATAGCAATGCTTTGCTTCATATCTGCGCACACTATAGAAGATATTGCACAAAGATTGCTGTCCAGCGTCGAAATCAACGCACATAGTACGCATACTGCAAGAATAGCGTTAGGTATAGTGCCATTGAACGCAGTTGCTATATTCCAGCTTGTATCGCCGCTCGAAAAGAAGCCAATCAAGCCAAAAATCGTAGGAATAATAGCAAACAACAACGCACTGCCTATAAAAGTTTTGCGAATGTCACCTTTTTCGATACTGAAAGCCCTTTGCCAAAAAGTCTGATCTACATACGGTGCAGATAAAAGCCCTATCATAGTTGAAACACCGAATGTCCCCATAAGCTGCCAAAACCCTACTGGTTCAACGCCTTCCAGTCTTACACCGTCAGCATTAAAAATTGTTACAAAAAGCAATATCAAGCCGCCCGCAAGCATAATCACATACTTGACAAAATCTGTTTTGATAGAACCTTTAATCCCGCTCTTGCCAACCATAAGGAAGGCAGCAACGCACACTATTAAGGCAGAAGCCCCTTTCGGGATATTGCCCCATGCTGAAAACAAAGTGTGAAGCCCCAAGAGTTGCACACAAGTCGAGCAAATCAGAATAACCATCGAAATACTTAAATGCAGGTTTCGCTGCCTACTTCCAGCACTTCTAATTACATCTGATAACGTGAAACCGTCTGTTTTTTTCCTCACCATTTCCGCAAAAAAAGCAAAAATAACGAGCGTCAATACATTTGGTATCAAAAACATTAAGAACCCGTTTACGCCGCTAAAATAAGCCTTCTCGGAGCTGGTGAATATGGCTGGTGTCCAAATCCATGTCGCCGCAATGGAAGCCATATAGAATATAGACTTGGCGTTTTTCCATAACAAAAAGTCTTTCATTCTTTATTACCCCCATAATACCTGCTAACTTTTAAAGAAGGCTCTTTGAGTTTGCTTTCAAGGTACTTCTCGTCGCCGTTTTGTCTGCAAATCCATTCTTTAAACGGCAGCTTATAGTCCGTTTCTTTGACATAAGCACAATTTTCTTTGTAGTGGCTCATAGCATACTGCTGAAACAGCTCTGTATTGAAAAAATGATGGGTGTTTTTCAGTTTTCCATAGCCGTACATATTCAACCAGTGCAAACGATAAATAACTGTCAAATACTTGTGGATAAAGTTTAAGTACCACAAAAATTCTGCAACCGTTGTGTTTTCTTTCGTCGTACCCAAAAGCTCCACCATAGTATCGTAGACCAGATCCACGATTATTTTTGTGGCGTTTTGCTCTTTAAGCAAAATAGGCTGAAATACCGCATTTTTGCTCTCTCTTTTGCCAGTCAATTCAACTTTACACCTGTTAAACAAATCACAAGCTATTGCGTCTTTCAGGAGCATATTTCGCTGTTCGTAGTTAAAATTCATGGTAATCATGCTACCCATGCACTGATCGCCGATTTCTCCAGTGACAAAATAGTTATCCTTGTTTTCTGCCAGCTCTGCGATATTGGCTATTGCTAAGTGTTTCACGTTAGGAAATTCACCGCTGATGATTTTTTTAGCCAAATCAGGATATTCAGCTATCGAATTATCATCATACAGCACCGTAAACGGAATATTCTCGTTCAGCATTGCGTAAAAGGCTAAAGTAGAATCAATGCCGCCACTCCACATAAGATAAATGTTTTTGGTTTTGGACACTTCTTTTACAAACCTCGCTGAATCCTTGATGGCTTCTTCCAATTCAACAAACTTCTTTTCTGGCACAGGTATATTGCCTGTAAAATCTTTAGGGTTTTTCATACGGTCATAGATTCTGAGATTTACTCCCGTGAACCTTGATAAAATTATTTCGTTCAAACTGTTCATTTTAGTACGAAAAATATAATGAACGACCCTGTATGTGTCTAAGTCTTCTTCGATAAAATATTCGTCCGTATCCATCAAGAGTTACCCCCTCTTTTTTCAGTACTCCACTGAATTTTCTCAATATCTTCTCTTGTAATTGCTTCGTCAAGCATTGCTTGCAGCTCCCAACCACGCCGTTTGCAAGCCCCGACGTGCATTGCAATCGAATCTTGAAAACGCTGAATATCTTTTTTGTCAAGATAAAATATAGTTTTGTAGTCGTTCCCTTTAATTTTGCCCCTACAGGGAATCAATCCATTGTAAGGCTCAGTTGTTTCAAAGTCTGGGGACTGCGAAGCGTTATACATGATAGTCATAGTCCTCTGAGTGTCTACATCACTATCAAACTCTACTTCTAAATCGTTCTGCACCATCGTAAAGCCACCAATAATAGCTTTCCTTGTTGAATCATGTATTTCTTCTAACTTTTTAACACGCAGTTCGTCTAAAGTGAGTTCTGGAGGTTCTGGAAGCTCTGGCTCTTTTGGGGGCGGCACGAGAATAAGCCCGACTCCCTCTTTAAAGTCAACTAAATACCCTACTTCACACTCAATGTGTGTAACATCAATCCAGTAAACCGAAGGGTCAAAAATCGTGGATAATTCCTCAAACTCCAAATCAGTTTCAAAAATGTAAACTATTTTGCCATACAATGGCTGTGCAAATCTGTTCTTTGCCATTAAATATCACCACCATATTCTATACATATAAAACCGTTCGTTCCGTCAGTTGCTGTATAACGCCAAGCTTCGCCATCGTTTTGATTGACAACCGCAGCACCACCAGCACCTACGATAACAGTAACGGTGCTGTTCGGAGTTACTTCTACATTTTGTCGAGAAACATAAGCTCCACTGTTACCGCCAGCACCTACTTGTGCCGCCAGACCGTCAGAATCAAAATAGTGATGTGTGTTGCCGCCTTGACCATAATTTCCATTAGACCCATCAAAAGCAAGAGCAAAGCCAGCAGCACCACCTATATCGAAGTCTCTATTTAATGCTATTATAAAACCGCCTACACGACCGTTGGGCAACGCTACCTCTCCTTGACTATGTGAACCACCAACCCAACGGTCTGTAAACTCTCCGTTCCATTTTTCTTCAATTCTTAATCCAGAACACTTAGCACCTTTCCCACCTTGTATAGAGAAACTACCGAAACTGGAATTTCCACCACTGTTTCCTGTAGCTGATAACTGAGGAGCGTTCCAATCATAATTAGCAACGGTCAAACCACCAGCACCGCCGCCGCAACCTGTAATTAAGACGTTAAAAACACCCGCTGGTACAGTGAATGTGAATGTTCCAGCTTGCGTAAACCAAACTGCGTTGTAAGGCGGTTTCCCAGTGCTAAGTATCGCCCGTTCTGCCGCTGTACTGCTTTTCTTAACTCGTCCAATGGTAGCCCTGCTGTCTGTTGTATCACCAATAGCAACATAACAGTCTACGCCGTCTATTTTGTTCGGAATGTATTCGTTCCCAGCTTCGGCAGTTGTTGAGTATGCTTTGGCTGTTTGCTCTACACCGTTTTTTTTGAAATACAATTTCTTTGCAAGTTCAGCCATAATTCACCTCACGCAATCCAAAATTCAGCACCGTTAGGCATTACTAAATGCCCAGCAGTGTTAAACATGGCTATTTCTTTCCAAGCACCCCATCCGTCAGCAGCATAATAAAGGCGCACATACATAGATAGATTAAAAGGAAAAGCCGTGTAAAGTTGCATAATACAATCAGTCATTGTTCTGACTTCAAGGAAAAATGCGTTTGGTGACGGCGCATTAAGAATGGTTGCCGCCGTTGCGTCTAAATGGCAGGTATACATACCAGCTTCTTTGTAATTATTTAAATCTGCATTAACAGGAATTTCTGTAGATATAAGCGACTTTACATTTATATCACCATCAGCCCCAGCCACAACGCCGTTTATACTCTTAATATGCGTCCTTACTGTCCATTCTGCCGTGCCGTCGGTAATAATCTGCCCATGTGTTACGTTTCGGGTGTCCAGTGGGTTTTCGCTGGTTGTTCCACCTTGCGTACACTCCAAAAACAGCTCGAAGTTAAACATACATTCGACTTTATCGCCTAGTTTATACTCTGTATTTTTATGCCTAAAATCGCTGACATCGTGATAAACAGCAGGCGTAATTGCTGCGTCTGTTGCTTCATCGAGTAATGCTACGTTATCATCTGCTACTTTCATAACGCCGTAAGAAGCAGTTGTGGCGACTGGAATTTCAACATTGCCTTGATTGTTTGGCAAAATTCCATTAACTGATTTTACATTTCCGTACTCAAACCATTTGCCAAACGTCGAACCTGCTACAGAAGAACGGACGAAGGTACGAACCGTATTGTCAGACTGAGGAACATAGCAAACCTGCACAATTCTATTCGTTTCGGCAGTGTCATAGGCTCTTACAATGCAGTACGTTGTAGCAATCGGAGTGTTAGTCAACGTGCCAGAACAAATATATGCTTGGTCGTCTAATAGCGTGTTGATGTTTGCGTTTTGGACGTATTTCGTGTGGTCTTGCAAAGCTGAAAAATCAATAGACCCCACAATGTTGTCAACAAATTTCGTCGTGGCTAACTGATCTGTGGCAGTCCCTTTGTCTGCCGTTGGAGCAGTAGGAACGCCAGTGAGAGCAGGGCTTTCTTTCGGAGCTTTAGTTGATAGCTCTTGCAAAATATCTTCCAACGCTTTTTTTATTTTGGCTTGTGTTTCTTTTGCCTTTTCCTGTATCTCTTTCATACAACGATAGAAGCCGCTGAAAAACCAGTTGAAATAGCTTGCAGGCGGTTTATAACCAGCTCGCCAGCCTAACTCGCTTTTCTTTAACTCGTCAGGAGGTTCAACGCCTACAGCTTGCCATTCTGGTGGTTTCTCTTGAAATTCAACTTCGATGTCTGTATCTACAGCCCTTGTTTTTTTACTCATTCCTGCACCTCCTAATATATAGGCAACGGATCGCCGATTTCATCTTCGCCAACTATCATGCCGAGTGTACCGCCTATGGTTTGCTCAATGTTACCGAAGCCCCTTTTTGCGTCGTATTCGTTCTCAAATTCAGCAAACTCAAAAGTACCTTGCAGCTCTTGTGCTATGAGCTTTACGCCAATCGGCATTAAGCGTCCAATCATTTCTACAGCTTGCCTGCTTGTGAAGCCTGCACGTCCTAAAATTTCATAAGGAAATGCAGTCACTTTCAGCGTTGCTGGTTCATCGTGGTCTTGCATTTCGATAATAGAAACGTCCTCAAGGTTACAGCCTAAAATCCTGATAACATTGTCCATAATCGTTACATAGTCAACGCCGCTCGTGTTTACTGCAACCCTTGACAGTATCATCAATCTGAACTTTTCATTGTTCAAATTACCACGTCTTTGACCGACTATATCGCCATAATAATCAAGCGTTATGCCCGTTGCTTGGTAGATGTCTGCTGAATTATCGACTTGCTCCAAAACAGCTTCTAACCTCTCAATAATTCGCTCGTTGATAGACAAAAGCTTGGCATTATTGCTGTCCTGCGTTTTCTTATAAGCGTCTGGCAGCCTTTTGACGTTCTCAGAGGTCAACATAATCTACCACCTCTATGCTGATACGTTCTTTCGTTACCCTTGCATATTCAACAGGGGAACAAATCACGTTCGCTGCTTCAAAATCCCTGTCTTTAGCTTTAATCAACAGCTCGCTTGTTTCCTCCACGCCTTCTACCTTGTGAATGTACGAATACATCTTCGTCAAAATGACATCTTCGCCGTTCTTCATGCCGTTTACGAAGTTCATTAAGTTAGTCTTGATTTCTTCGACAACATTTTCAGCAGCGAAAACATTGACTTTAACCTGTATTTTCAACTCAATCGGCACTTCTACAGCTCGTGAAAAACGCATTGTATGAGGAAAGCCGCCTTTGTCATTCACATCAATCTCAACCTCGCCCAAGCACTTAATGCCTACAGGCTTTTTATCGAAGATTGTTTGGGCTATATCGTTGTCAATGCTTTCTGGAGCAACTATATAGCACTGGAAGCTGTGCGGTGGTCTGCCGTCTTTGTCAAACTCGTGGGTTTCGTTTTCAGCGATCACCACGCCGTCAACATATGGCAATCGTGTCAACGCACCATAAAGAGCTTCGTATGTACCAGCACCAGTGCCTTTTAAGGTATCTTGCAGCCTTTTTCTGAGGGCAACGTCCGTTTCTGTGTCTTTAGCTATAAGCACTAAAGAAATATGAGTGACGCTCTGGATAAAGGCGTTAGGGTTTACAAGCCTGTCGATAAGTCCTACCTCGACATTGCCTATCGTTCCAAGCTGAGTACACTCTACTTCTACCTGCACCCTGCCGTTACCAGTGCCGTCGTCTTCAATCGTCACAGGCTTCAACGTGTAAAAATTGATGTTATCAGCAGTCGTCACCAGTGTACCGACTTCAATTTCCTTGTTAGCTGTGCCAAAAAATTCAATGATATGCCTTGCAGCAGTAGCAGGGTTTCTTGTGATGTTTGCAAACGGCAACAGCCTGTCCAAGCTCTGCCCCGTTGCATAGTTCGGGAAACGTGCGTAATAGACTTTCTCAGCTACTTCGTAAACCTTCGCAAAGTCATACACGCTTAACCGAATAAATTTGCCCAGAGCCGTTGTTTCTGACGTGTCAATATCGTCACCGAACAACTCTTTAGCCCTTGTTTCTTGCTCTTTCAAAAGCTCTGCATACGTGGGTCTATGAAAGCCTTTATCATCTAACATAGTTCGTCCCCCCTTCGATTGCTATTGAGCCGTTAGAAGCTGTAAATCTGACGTTTAGCGTTCTAAGCTCTACGTCGTACTCAAAACTTTGCATAAAAAGAGAGCTGTCCACTTGGAGCAGCCCTTTTTGCACTTCGCTTCTAACTTCGTCCATATTAGGGGATTTCCCTAAAATAGCTCTAAAGTTAATACCTTCGTCTTTATTCAAAAACCATTCTCCGTTATTAGTGCCGATAACAGCTTCTACCGTCTGCCGCACTAAGTCCCTGCCGCTGGTCATTTGAATTTCACCTTTCTTGGTTACAACAATATCGCCGTTTTCTAAAAGAAAACCTTTCATGCTTTCACCTCTTTACCAAGTGCTGAGAAGTCCCACGATAACAGCGTCCTTGATTTCGTGCCTACCGATAGAAGGCAGGCTCAAGCTTCCGTTCTGCGTAGCTGAAATGTCACGATCAGAACAAACGCAAAATACTATATCGCCCTCTTGCACTGGAATAAATCTGACGTGTCCACCGTGCTTGTGGGTCGGGTGGTCGCCGCTACTGAACTCCACGTCATACAGTTCGATTTTGTAAACCGTTTTTAAAATAGGCACGTCCTTCACGACTGCTTGCTGCACAGCTTCTTTGCCGTACTGCTTCATCATGTTCAAGGGCTGTACCGTAGCTTTACCACCGCTAACACCAACGACCCTACCGATGAAGGCTGTATGCAAGTCCATTAGCTTCTGTTCGATAAAATCATCAAAAGCACCGAAATTCACGATATTACCTCCATCTCCGTGAAGAAATCACTGCCGCCGCAGACGTGCTGACCGCTACGAACTCTAAACTTACCGTTCACATCACGGCTTTTCAGGTCGATAATAGCAGCAGTCGTCACACGATGTTGCAGCAGCATTTTCATCTTGTAGCCCTTCACAATATCCTTGAAGTCCTCTGCTGTGATTTCTTCCTCAAATTCTTCTGGGCTTCCTATCATTCCTGTGTCAACAGAAACTGTAAACTCAATGTTATCGCCGTCCTTGATGTGCCGAGCATACGCTTTGCCCTTCAAGATATACACGGAGATACCACATACCTCTGCGTATTTCTTGATGTTGTTCATCAGCTCACCGCTCACAGTGACAGAATCCTTGTAGGTATAATCTCGTCTTGGCTTAAATACTGCCAACGGTAGCGCAGCACGGCTAATCAAGTCTTTCAGGATATAAGAAGCTGTAACACCTGCGTTATAGGCTATACTGTCGATTTTACGCTCTTTAAGCTCCATCGAATCTATAGCCGAAATCGTTGTCTTTAAATCGTTGCCGTCACGCTTTGTAACTGCTTTAGAAATATAGCCGCTGAACACAATACCCGTATCACTGCCATAACCAGCAGTAATAGTGATTTGCGTATTGTATTTCAACAGCTTTCGTGATTTCTCCGACAGGTTATAAATAATAATTTCTGCTTCGTTAGCTTCTGAATCGTCGTCAAACGGCACAGTAAACTCTACATCAAGCTTGCTGCCGTCTATGGTCAAATCCTTTGTAGTAATCAATACTACTCTGCCGAACAAGCCCTCTGGCTTTTTGCCTTCGCTACGTTCTATGGTATCTGCCAAGCTCTGCATAGCAATAACCATTTGTGATACCTTACTCATTGCTATCACCTTCGTCGTCTATGCTGAGAAATACCGTTTCGCCGAAGTTATCCCACGTTATGTCAATTTCTTCGCCGCTCTCGTCCACTGGAATAATAGTCAAGCACGGGAAAACTACTGGATTGTAAATGTCAGCAAATAACGGCATATTATAAACCAGCTTTTCTGATCTCGTTATGACATTTCCGTTAGCGTCACTAAGACTTAACGTAAAAAAATCAGCAGTGGCGTTATAATCTACACCGACGCTGAATGTTTCATCACCAAGCAGGATATTAAACGTATACGGTATAAGTTCTTTGTTAATTAAAATCCTATCTCGCATATAATCACCTACTTGCTACATAAACTTTTGTACCAACCTGCAAACTCGTCCAATCTCCTTTAAACTTCGGAGCGTTTGGGTTAGCCGCCATAATGCCAGCCATTGTAGCACCTTTAGAACGGTACTTCTGAGCTATGCTATATGCACTTTCACCCACTTTTACAGTGTGATAAATACCAGCAGCCGTACTGTTGGCTTGACGCTGCTGTGTGCCTGTTTTCGTTACCTCTTTTAAAGGCGTTTGGTTCTTGCCTGCTGTGTTTTTGTCCGTTTTATACGGGCTTTGTGCAAACCGCACCTCTCGAAGCGTCATGTCAAACTCGCAACCACCTGCTACCGTGTTCGGGTGTGAAGTGTTAAACGATATAACTTGATAATTGTTTGCAAAGTTCCTGCCGACGTAACTTACAAGCGTTCCTTGCTTCTGCATTTGCACAATGGCAGAAATGCTACCAGCAGCACCGTCGCCAACGATTTTGCCGCTGATAACAATTTCCTGTGCTTCTGCTGAAACGTGGTCTGTAAGGTCTATGCCTTCCTCGACAGGGTGTGTAACGCTGGTGATGTTGTGATTTACTTTTTCATCTTGAACAAATATGTAGATGTTATTGAGCAAAGCCATTGCTACACCTCCTGCAAGCGTGGATTCTTGCGACCAAAACCGCCGAAGGTTTCTTGCATAGATTCTCTTACCCACTGCTTCACTTTTCTTTCCATAGTGCGAGAATCTTCGCTGCCACTGATAGTTAAATTAAACTGCGGGTTATAGTGATTCGTTTCGTTTGTGCTTGTCTTACTCATTACAGGAGCAGATTCAGGCGTATAAGCCCCAGAATAGCCCCCTAGCGTGTTTTCTCCTACTGCCGCTACTGTTTGTCTAAGAGAAGGTAAAGAACTCTCCATACCCTGTTCTAAGCCCTCTATGTTGTATCTACCAATAAGGGCAAACTCTTTCGACGGTGAAGCAATGCCGAAGAAGTCTTTAACGCCACCAAGCACATTGTCGCCAATCTCTTTAACTTTCGCTTTCAGATCGCCCATCTTATTCGTGATACCGTCTAACAAGCCCTTGATAAGATTGCCGCCGACCTCAAGGAATTTATCTTTCAAGCCGCCAAGCCAAGCTACAAGCTCATTAAATTTCGAGGTAACTTCTGTCCAGATGTCGCCCAAGAAGCCACCTACTGCCGAAACAATGCTGCTCCAGATACGGGAAATAACGCCAAAAATCTTGCTCATTATGCCGCCTATGAAGCTGAAAACAGAACTCCAAATCGACACGACGAAGTTAAAATAAGCACGCAAAAAGCCGCCTACCGCTGAAACAATAGACGACCAAACCGATGTGATTACTCCCCATATACCCTGCATAATTGCACCGATAATCTGGAAGATATACGAGAATGTCGTGGAAATAACGCTCCAGATAGCCGTTACAGCCCCACCTATCACGCCCCAAATAGACTGCCAAATCCCAGCGAGGAACGTATAAATCCCCATAAAAATCGACACCACGAACGTCTTCATGGAGTTAAAAATTGAAACAATCCAGCTCCAGAACTGACCAAGATAGCCCATTGCCGTTGATACAAAGGACATCACCGCAGCCTTCACGGTGTCCCAATTTCTAACGAGTAGTATAATTCCAGCTACAACGGCCACTATGCCGAGGACTATCCAAGTCCACGGACTCATTAGCATTGCTGCGTTAGCCTTGAGCATTGCTACTGTAGACTTTTTCAACGCTCCTGTTTTCAGTGCTTCTGCTGCTGCTGCAAGCTTTGTGCCTGCTGTATAAGCCGCAAGAATACCGATGTAGCTTCCAAGTATGATTGCAACCGTCACAAGAACAGGCTTGATTGAACTCCAGTTGTCTTTCGTGAAACTGATCGCTTCTTTCACGCCATTAGTAAAACCCCTTATGCCTTCTACTGCTATCCCAACAGCTCCACTCGTAGCGTCTGCAAGTTCCACGTTTATCGTCCTGCCTAAAGCAGTCAAGGCACTTGTAGCGTCGTTGTACTTCACGGCGTTTATGCCTTCTAGTGCGTCCTTGCCTTCGTTAACCTTTGCGTTCGTGGTATTCATGGCTAAAATCGCTTTCGGTCCGAGGTCTTCGTACATTGTACCGAGAAGTGCTACACCAGCAATATCCCTTTCTACAGGGTCTTCCATTTCAGCCAACGCTTTAATCGTGGCTTGGAACGCTTCTTTCGCACTAGAGCCTCCAGCAGCAATTTTAGTAGCCATTAAATCTGCGTCTAAGCCAATAGCCGCAAAGCCTTCTGCTGTGGATTTAGAGCCGTCTTTAGCACGGATACCAAACTCTTTAATCGCGTCACCGATTTTATCAATATCGAATACACCCTGTTCGGCAGAGTTGGCAAATATGGACATCATATCTTTGCTATCTAAGCCGAGCTGTTTAAAATGCACACCGTATTCGTTGAAGCTGTCAAGCAAGTTGCCGTTTTTATCAAGCCCTAACTGCGCTCCCTGTGCAATCATGTTATAAGCTTCGTCGCCAGACAGACCAAACTGCTTCATCAGCATATCTGCTGATCTCACACTTTCATTGACATCGAAGTCAAACGTATCTCTCAGCAGCAGAGCGTTATGAGTTAGCCCCTGCAATTCTTCGCCGCTTGTGCCTGTGACATTTTTCACATTAGCCATACTACGAACAACGTCGTCTAGGCTTTCACCTAGATTGTTCTTGTAGACTTCTTTTGCCATGCCGCCAAGCTCTTGCATTTCTTCTGCTGTAGCACCCGTTTGAGCTTGAAGCTGGTTCATAGCCTTTACGTTTCCGTTTACAAGCCCTGTAGCAGCTCCAAACCCTAAAGCACCACCTATGGCAGCACCTAAACCCAAACCGCCAACAACGTCCTTCATCTTTCTTAATATGCCGCTTGTTGACTGAGCTTCCACAGCTACGCCTTTTAGGTCACTTTCAAATTTTCTGGTGTCATTACTTGCCTGTTTGAACTCGCTGCTCGTCTGATTGACTTCTTTTTGCAGGTTGTTCAAAGCGTTATCGCTGGCTTTTACTCCACCTACAACATCGTTCCTCATTTCGTTTACTTCACGACCTATATCCTGCAACGGGCTATCGTCTATGTCGTAACGTATCTGAACAACGTCCGTTCTTACTACATTTTTACTTGACAAAGGTTCACCCCCTCGTCTTCTTGTTGATTGCTTGAATTTGCAAATCTAAAGCAGTATTAGCCAAGTCGATTTCTTCTTCTGTCATTTGGTGAAATACGGTGTTGTAATCAAAGCCGCATTCCGAAAGAACTAATCGCCAATACTTCCAATACTGCCTAACTTTCTTATTTCTTTGCGCCTTTGTTAGCTTCTTCTCGAAACTTGCCCTCCATCACCGCACGACCGAAACGAATAACCTCATTCAGTTCTTCTAAAGTTTCAAAGTCGTCGATGTTCAAGCCTTTAGGCTCTACAATGACATTTTCAAGAATGTATTTTGTCAGCTTTTCAATGCTGGTATTTTGAGTGCCTTCGATATAGCTGTTATCTACAGCCTGAATAGCAGCAGAAATGCCGTTAAACTGTGCAACGTACTTCTTGCCGTTGATTTCTTTTTCTCGTGTGTAAAATTTATTTGCCATGATGAAACTCCTTTCAGATATACAAAAAAGAGGGCTATTCGCCCCCTTTTTCATCAGATAGATTCTACTGTTCCGTCAAACACTTGGATTTCAAACTCTCTGTCCGCCGCTTCTGCACCATGTTCAAGAGAAGGATAATTCTTGATACGTGCTTTCGTGCCACCGAAGCGTTCGCCAATACTGCGATTGATTACCCAAATCGGGAATACAACACCAGCAGTAGCAAGGTTCAGCAAGTACCCTTTCTGCGGGCTTGTAGCCTGTACGGTCAAGGTAATAGTCGCTAACGGATTGTTAATCTCGCTCATAACTACGTCGCCTTGTGCGCCTACAGCAGCAGAGAACATTTCCTCGTCTTTTTCATATGTAACCATATCCTCACCAAGTCCAGTGATGAACACACCGTCTACGGTTACAGTACAGTCTTTTGCGTTATAACTTGTAAACATTCTTCATCACCTTCCTTAAATGTTGATATAGCCTGTAAATTTCGCTTCGTGAATTGCTCCAGCAAGGTCAAAGCCAAACTCGCCACCGATGTATTTGCGAACAACTCTGTCCGCTGGGTCGGTTTCGGATCTCTTTGCAAAGTCCGTCCAGTATGTCGGCAGACCTTCATCGTCAGTAGCAATCATGCCATTCTCAAAGCCTTCTTTAAGCACTGTAACGACTACAGAATCAAGCATATTGATACCGTCGTTGTCGTAAGATACCTTATCAGTGTTATTAAAGGTTTTCTGCACTTTGTATTCGATTTGCTGAACAAGCCAGTCTTTAGAATCTACAACGTCGATGTATTCGCCACCTAAGGTTTTGCCCTCAGAGGTTACGTTGTCGCCAGCCTTTTGAACAAAGGTGATAGCTCCTGCTTCGTGGATTTCGTTAAGCTTCATAGCGTCAATATCCAACGGGTCAATCCCTAACAGGATTTGGTTCTTGTAAGTGAAGCTTCCTACAGGTTTGCCAGCAATAGCACCGACAAGTGCGGCCACAGGACATACCACATCTTCTGTGTAATAAAACGCCACTGTATGCTCATAGTCTTTCGGTGTGATGTCAGCCAGCTCTGCTAAGTCTTTTACGTTCGCAAAGTACATCTTGTCTTTACGAACTTCCAGATAGTCAGCAATCTCTTTCAGGGTGCTTTCTTGTGTAGCAGGTTCTTCACTTGTTTTCCCTTCACTCATAACTAACAGTTGCCGCCAGCCCTTCGCCATTAAGGATTCAAGCCCTTCGGTGACTTTCGTTGTTACAGAGCATACCGCAATTTTTTCAGGCGGTTCTTCCTGCCTAAAGATAAGCTCTGCCGCTTTATACGTTGCTGTATCTTCTGCGTATAGTTTCTTTACTTCGTCAATGTCGCTACACTCGGTATAAGGCACTGCTTTAGCAGCTAAACCTTCGAGAAGCAACGGAACGCCAAAGCCAAGCCGTCTAATTACTTTCTCAAGCTTAATAACGACTGTTACGTCTTTCATTTATTTTCCCCCTTTTTTGTAGTGTATTTCTACGGGTACAAGCTCTGGTTCTTTCACAATGCCTGTACCTCCACGCATAAAGCTGAAAGTAACATCAAAGCCATAACGATGTTCATACTGTATCGTGATGAAGTTGTCACGATTAGCTATGTTAGAAGCTGTAACGACCGTAACGCCTATATCTTCAAGATCGCTGTTGCGTCTATCGAAATACTCATACAGTTTCATTGCAACTTCCAACGCCTGCGAATCGTTATCACTCTGCACTGTAAAGCTCCATACTTGTTTAAACGGCTTTCTTTCAGTGCCGTCTTCATATACACCCCACGTTCCACCATTCGCCACCACGGGCGTAATCACGGTGAAAGAAACGTAAGGATACTCTGGTATTTTGGATTTGCTTTGGTTTGCTTTCACGACTGGACAGCCAATCGCTTTCTGAACGCTGTCTACCAAAGCAAGCAAGATGTTGTTTTGATTATCCACTTTGCTCACCCCTATCGAACGCACTGACCCATTTCAATACGTAGCTATACACTCCAGCAAATTCAGAGTAATCTCTATCGTCTTCCACGCTATAAAGATTGCCCTTGTATTTTACTTTCGTGCCTTCCAACGGACTGTAAACGAATAAGCGCAGGTCTTTAGCTGTCAGATAGCCACCTGATTGATAAACCTTTCTTCTCGGTATCGAAACGATAGCACCAGTTCGCTTTGCCAACGTGGACAGTTCTTCTTTGTACTCACCGCCTACATATTTGCCAGTCGATGTTACTTCTTCAAACTCTACGCTGTACCGCTCAATTAGACTGTCAAAGTTCATTTCTCCACCTCGTAACTTAAAGCTCCAATCATATCGCCACTGTCTACCAACGGGTTGCTTGAACCCTTCTGCTTGACCGTGAACGGGTGATTAGCTGGATTCCTTAAATCCACTGCATAATCTTGTATCTTGCTTTTCAAGAGCAAGCCTACCGTATCGCAAAACTTTTCAACGCTCATTGTGCCGCCTAAGACATCTGCTATCAACGGGTCTGTCTTCTTGATTACTCCTGCGCTGTGTTCATCAAAGCCAGCTCTCAAGAACGACCTCTCTGGTATAACGATTTCTGTTGTGCTTTTTTTAAGATGAAGCCCTTGCCTGTGCAGATAAGCACGCATTTTAGGCGTGACTTTTATTCTGCAACCATACTCATGTATTGCAGCAAGCCACGCCATTTCTCCACCTTCTATGTAGCCGACATTGACCTTTCTGCCTTGCAAGTCATTGACTGCCTTCTGCATTTTCTTCAAGCCGTCTTTCTTTGTCCTGTACTTTACACCCACGGAGCTACTCTCCAACGGTTTGTTGCTGGTACAAATAACACTCCAGACTTCATATACCCGCCCATCAGCTCGTAAGCGTACTCTAGCAGCCTGTCTTTTTTTAAGGAGTCCGAAAACGACTGGCTAAGCCCGTCTACAGACTCTCCAGTGACCCCTATCGGCAGGTTCATAAGCTCTCTATATTTAACGACAAACAACTTTGCACCAGACGGCAAAGCTTTTATTTCTTCTGGATTGCTCTTATCAAACACTAGCGTTGTGTTCTCTAATATCCACTCTAAAGCACTCTCTACATACAGCACATCAATTTCACTGTACCGAGCTAAAGGAATACCAAGTGTTTTCAGTTCTTCTACTGTCATCACTCGTCACCACTTTCAATATTGGCTCGGATCAGCTCAATGATTTCAGCTTTCTTTGTAGCTTCGCCTAAATCAATGCCGCCTTCTTTAGCCATTTCTTTCAGTTCCTTTACACTCATATCTTCAAGAGGTTTCAACTCTGGTAATTTGTTTTGTTCTTCACGTTCTTTCTCAAGACGTTTTGCTTCACGTTCTTTCTCGTCAGCAATGCGTTTTGCTTTACGTCTACGTGCTTGCCAGAATGTCATGCTCATGGTTTTACCCCCTTTCTGCATAACTTTTCAGTATTCCGAGGTATTTCGCCCAGGAATACTGATATTTTTATGCAATCTCGATGTATAATTAGCCGATTTTATGACGCAAGCAGGCAATCGGTACGGTTTTATGGTCTGCAATCAAGCTCCAGTTCGTAGGGTCTGCCAAGTCTGCGTTGTTCGGGAACAACATCTGAGAGTTAGTGTATTTGCCAGCAGGCAGTTTCCAGCTAAAACCGTTCGGGTGAATGACCATGCAGCGACGGTTAATCAGATAGTTGTTAGCCAGCACTTTGTCACGATCAGTTTCAGTACCCACATAGCCCTGCGGCATACCGTCTTCACGAGAGAACGCTCCAGTGCCTAAGAAATAAGTATCGAATACTCTGTCTACCCCTTCACCAGTAACAGGCATACCGTCGTCTACTACTACTTGGTAGCCGAGATAGGTCTGAATATTGATTTGCAGGGTTGCGTCATATTCAGTTACAATCTGCTGGTTTTTCTGCAAGTGGGTATATACTGCGGAGTGCATGAACACCATGCCGAGGATATTTGCAGCGTCACCTAAAGCTTGTTTTGTATCGAGGGTATTACCTACGGAGATGTGAGCCGCTTCACCACTAGCAGCAGAAACGTCGTTTACGTGTGCTTTCAATGCACCAGCAGTCGGGTCAAGAATACCTTTCAATACAGACAGGTAGATTGCTTGCTCTTTCTGCGCCCACCAGTCACCAACCAAGTTACCTACTGCTGCCATCGGGTCAATACCACCCAACACATGGGACAGGTCGCTGTCGCCCCACATATGCCAACGCATTAAGAGGGTTGCAGTCCCGTTGCCAGTTTCGATACCAGTTGCTTCTTTGTCGTTCTCGTCACCTTCACCGAAGATGTAGTCTTCACCAGTCAAGGGTTTGATGAACGGCATTTCGATAAAGCGACCGCCTTTCGGTGTACCGTTAATCAGTTGTGCCAGCACAGGGTTGCCAGAAGCAATACCACGACGTACAAGGGTTAATTTGTCAGTTGTACGCTGCAATACATAAGCACTGAATTTATTCGGCACGATTTGTAAATTTGCCAAAGTTGTAATTGCCATTTGTTTTTCCTCCTACTTTCTCTTAGCTTTTTTTGACCTTTGCAAAGCCTAATTGCTCAAGAGTGTTGATACTTTTATCATTGCTGTAGATTTCTGTGTACTCAAAAGATGTTCTAGTTTCTTTTGTTTCTGGGTCGTACTCAATCATTCCCAGACAGAAAAATTCATCGTCAGCCAAAAGCACCTCGTAAGGGGTCGCTGTGTTGTCTTCATGCTCTCTAATAAGCAGATCGCCTTTCTTTACTAACACTTCTCTCACCTCTTACACCCCTGCCATTGCTTGTAACTGTTTTGCCAACTCTGGGTTGTTCTGTTCCAGCTCCATTTGTTTGGTCAAGTTGAATGTTTCTTTCTTGTAAGGATTGTCTACTCCACCGCTAGAACCACCCTTCTGAGGCTTGCCGCCGTTGTTTTTGAAGGTTTCGTCTACTTTTGCTTGAACCATTTTCTCAACCAATGCACCAAAGGCTTTTACTCTTGCGTCGATTCCGTTTTCATCATCTGCCACCACGAAGTCTACAAGTTCCAATGCAGCGTCACTTCCATCGTCTAAGCCTGCTTTCTTAATGGCTTTAATGGCGTAAAGTCGATTCTCCTGAGCTTTCAGCTTGCTTTCACGCTCTTTGATTTCGTTTTCTTTTTCCGTGAGTTCATACGCTTTTCGCTCGTCGTCTGTCATTTTCTCTTTTTTCATCTTCTCAAGCTGCTCTCTGAGAGTTTTGTTCTCATTTCCCAGCTTGTTAGTGGCACGGTCAACGATACTCTGAATTTTTTTCTCTAATTCTTCGTCATCGTTCTTGCCGCCTTCGTTACCTTCGTCGTCTGGATTCAAGCCCTTACTCAATTCGTCGAAGACTTCCTGAGTGATTTTGCCTTCCTCCAACATTTTTTTGAGTTGTTCTAACGTCATTTCTAAATCCTCCTTGAGTTCGTCCATGAAGAACGCCCACATAATTTATTGAGTTATAGCTTGTAAGCCCACACTTATGAGTTCTTATGAGCTATACCACGACATAATAAAAAAGCCTTTTAACGACTTGCTTGGGTCACTCGTATTTATCAAGTTTTCCTTGAATCTCCATGCGTTTTATTTCTGCTATCTTTCTGAGAGCAACAAACTGTGCTTCCCAACCTTCAAGCTCGCCCTGTGCCACGGTATAAAGTGCTGTAGCTTGGTCTAACTCGTCGATAGCGTTAATAACAAAGGGTTCAAGCTCTGCCATTGCTTTTATCAAGGTCGCATTTTTCTTGTCCTGATGAATAACAAGGGCTTTAGCCATTGCCCTCTTGTAAGCCGTTTGCTTAAAAGCTACATTCGCTTTGTATTCGCACACTTTTTGCTGAACCATAGAGATATTGTTCGCACAGGTCACTAAGCACCTGTTCATTTCGTGTGGCGTAGGGTTAGCAGGAATGGTAAATGTCATTTAAGTACACCTCGCACGTTTCCTTAATTACACCAGCCGCTTTACCGTGGTGTCGCTGATAGTGGCACTCTTGACAAAGCAAACAGCCTTTGCTGATCTCGTCGCTTTTGTTTGCTCCACAAGGTTCATGGTGAAACTTTTCCTCTAAAGGTACGTGACCACCACACACAACACAGGTGTAATTATCCCTTTCGTGAATTTCATAGTTGAGCTTCTTTAAAGGTTCACCCTTCAACCTCACTCTTTTGCTCTTAGCAAGCCCTGTAATCATTTCAAAACTCCTTCTGGTGTGTTTACCCTCTAAATGTTTTTAAAACGAAAATAGCCGACATTCTGTGCGAACGAGGGCTACATTTCTTTCAAATCATATGACAGATAGCAACGGCAGTTAATATCGTTCGCTGCGTCACCACTTTGTCCTGGTGCTTTTGTTTTTACGCCACGACCGAGGTTAAAATAATCGTCCACAGGAATTGTAACGCCGTTCATTCGCCTGTGATTTGCTTTTCTTGTTTTACGCACTCGTTCGTCTTTCATGTTTCGCCAAGTCTTAACCATTCGCAGAGAAGTTACACCCTGCTTCAAGGTGTCATTTATTCCTTTGGCTGAATCATTAAATCCTGCTTCACGTACTCTGTGCGTTTCCGTTCTGGCAATGGTTATAGACTTTCTGTAATTCTGCTCTACCGATTCCTTTATCCTCTTTGCCATGCTGGACATTCTATCGCCATTCAACAAACCTGTTGTGATTTGACGCTTGATGTTATAAATAATTTCCTTTCGGCTCTTTTCTAAGGTGTCCGAAAGTGTTAGACCGCTGATCGGATTCTCTACTGCGTTTCTTAAGATTTCTGGAGTTACATATTTTACTCCCTCCAGCAGTGCTGCTAATTCTTCTGAACTTGCGGCCTTCTCTACAGCAGCAGCCATTCCTTCATAGCTCAACGTGTAAACCTGCTCTATAAGCTGAGTTATCTCTTTGGAAGCCGCTGGAGTTAGATTGTTTATCCTTCTCTCGACTTCTTCCAAGAATCTCGCATATTGACCTTTTCTTTGGAGTATTTCATAACTAAGTTTGTCGTCCTCTGATAAGGTCGCATACTCAACTCCGATAAACTCCCTCAAGTCCTTTAGCAGCTCTTTATATACACGCCTTATAGCTCTCTCTGATTCTGCCGTTCTGTTTTCACTTATCCTTCTTAGGCTAATCAAATGCTTTTCGAGTGTTGATATTTGAACTGCCATTTTCTTTACCTCCACACAAAGAAAAAAGCAGCGATAAATTCGCCGCTTTTCTGGGGTAATATTCAAACATAAGGAGTATATGAGCCTCTAGCTCTCCTTATATTTTATCACTCAAAACGCTGTTTTGTCAACATTTTACCCTTTAAAATCACTCGTTTTGAGCATTGTTTTCTTCTTTTTCTTTCATTTCGTCCGTTTCGGTTTCATCGACATTGTTATTATCTTCATTATCATCGTCTTCGTCGTCTAATGGTAGGATTCCAGCCTGTTCTTCTTCTATCTTTTGCATTACATAGCTGATGTCATCAATGAAGGACAACTGGCTGAATACAACTTCCTTCGGCAAGCCACAACCGATAAGCGTAGCTGCTGCCTGTGCTTCGCTCGTTAAATCCAACGGGAAATTTCTCTTGAACTCCAGCGTGCATTGCAACGGATCGCAAGAAATTGTTTTCTTTCTCCACGCAGACGCAAGGAGTTTGAACATATACGTTGCTGCCGACTTCATTTTGGCTTCAAACATACCGCACTTTGTTTCCAAGCCTGTGATTTTGAATTTCAACGCCACACCCGAAGCAGTGCCGAAGCTTTCGTCGCTCAGATTTGGCGTTTTGCTAAAACGATAAATATTACCTTCTAGCCTGTCTAAGTGATGTTCAATGAAACCATCGTCAACCTGCTTCGTAAGGAAGTATACCTTGCCATTCGAGCCGCCAGAATAGAACTTAATAGCACCTGTTTGCTGTGCTTTCGCTATGTCTTTCTCGTCTATGTTGATGTTCTCAAAAACCATATAGGCGTTAGAGAATGATTCTATTTCATTGTTGGAATCACTCACTGCTCTATCGTATGCGTCGATAAGCTCCTGCACCTTTTCTGTATCGCCCATAAGCTCTAAGTTGTTAGGTACACCCTGCAACGGACAGTAATCGAACAAGTGAGGTTTCGTACCGACTTCTTCAAGTGCTTTCAAATCCCCACCTTCGTAGGTTACAACATTTTTCTCGTCATAGAACTCTACACGGAAGAACGGCTTTTCGTTAATGTCCTGCAACGTCATGTACCGAACCGCATACTCTGGCTCAGTCATGTCACTTTCAGACAGAACGATAGTTTCATAAGGCATTGTAACCATTACACGCTCGTTGCCGTCTTTGTCGATATAAAATAAACGACCTGCATAACCGCAGATCGTCGCAACTTTCGTGGTTTCCATATCAATGTCCAGCATATTGTTTCTTGTTACAAAATCGCTGACTGCTTTTTTTGCCTTTTTCACTGATTCTTCTGAGCCAGTTTCTTCTTCACTTTCTGTGGTATCGCTGTACCCATATGCAATAGGATTCCCCGCAAAGTAACCGACTTTAACGTCTACAATCTCTGAAAAAAAGTCATTCATTACCTTGTTGTTAATAGGGTCTTGCCCTCCGTCTGTGTGGTATCTCGGCTCTCTTGTGTAGATAGGAACTGCATGGTCCATTGTTCTGTATCTGTCATAGAGCAATCTTGTTTTAGCTGAATTACCGCTGTGCTTATTGATGATTTTTGTAAGAATTTCTTTTGTGATACCACTTTCTCTTATTTCTTCTAATTCTGCCGTGTAATCTGGGTAATCATCTAAAATTGTTCTCATTTTCTATCCCTCAACTTTCTTTCTGTACGTTTTCTTTTGAGTGCATTTGGATATTGCTTGTCGAACATGATTTGACCTGTCGGCAGTCTTGTAAATCCGCACTTTGCACACACCCAAACATCATTGACACGTTGCCACAAGTGGTCGCACATTCTTATTCACCTCCTGCTTTTGGACATAAAAAAGCCCTGCATAAGCAAGGCTTTAAAACATTATTTGAATAAAATTTGAAAAAACATAAAACCTACACCCATTCCGAACGCACCTAGTGCTGACAGGCACACACAGGCTATTGCAAAGCATATACCGTATACAAACCACTCAATCATTTTGCTTTCCTTCTTACTGTGTCGCTACGCAAATAATTGTTAATGTTATCGCTGTAGTCGTCGCCATACACTCCAACATAGGGCATTCCGCTAACATCAGTGCCGTTTTTCATGCTGCCTTCTTTCCCTATTCCGACAACAGTTTGTAATTCGTATTTATCGTTATACGTCCTCACAAACACTTCGTCGCCGATTTTAATTTCTTTACAAGGCACAACATCTGCTTTTAAGAAGTCTTCACCAAGACGGTCGTGTTCTGGCATACGCTGATCTATGTCATTCAGCATTTCTTTTAAATCGTATTCGCTTTGTTCTTCTCCGTCGTGATAAGCTCGTCCAACGATTTCCCAATTCTTAATGATGTATACGCCGTTGTCCCAATTATCACAATCAAGGTTGCAGCACTTTTCAATGCCCAAGCTCAACGCACCACCGAAGAAGTTTCCAATCACTTGGCACAATCTTGCGTAGCCGTAGCAGTCTTGTTCAGGGCTTCTATAGCCTTTAAGCTTGCAATAAGCAAGGAAGGCTTCTACGCTGTCACGTCCACCATTCCAGTGGAGATATACGCCGATGTCCGAAGAACTTTTAATATCTAAGGATTTGCTAGTAGTGATTACCGCACGATTACCCATTATTCCTCTCCCCCTTCGTCGTCCCAATCATCATAGAAGAAACCTTGATACTCGCAGCTTTTAGCCGCTGGTAAATCCTCATAATTGGCTTCTGGATTCTCAGCAAACTTTAACGGATATTTGAGGCTAGCGTTTTGTTCGTCATAGCAACCAATATCAATGCCAATGCTTCTGTCCTCGTCTGGATTGCCTGTACAAAGTTCTGGCTTATTCCATTTGGCTAACAAAGCATAAGCGTCGAAGCCACCAAACCTTCCATAGCCTTCATACTCAGTTTCCAAGATTTTTTCGTTGTCTGGTGTTACGAGGTATACGGGAAACGCACCCCTTGTAGAATCAGTACAGCTAATACTCCTTTGTGTGTCACTCGTTTTCCAAGAAAATAATCCCATTTCAAAACACTCCTTTTTGTTGCTGTTTGTTGCTGTGGCTGTCGGGGTTGTGACCGTCTGCCTGCCAGCATTACCAGCCCAGAAGGGCTGTCACTCTGCTTTATTAGTTTTTAGCTTCATTAACGGCTTGTTCAATTTCTTCATCAGTAATCCCGATGATGTTTGCCATTTCAATCATTCCATTGAATCTTGCTACTTCTGTTTCATGTAAATATTGAAGTTCTGAGTTGTTGAAGCATTCTGCACACCATTTAGCTTGTTTTTTAATAGCTTCCATAATTTCCATTTTCTTTTCAGTCATTTCAAACACTCCTTATAATTTGTTTCGATAATTTGTTTTGTTTGTTTGTCTTACCTTATGTATTAATTATAATACATTTTGTATGATTTGTCAATAGGTTACACGTAAAAATAA